AGCAATACAGCTGTCATAACCAGATAGTGTTTAGAGAATCTAGATGGAAGATCGATGCAGTTAATGGATCTCATTATGGCTATTATCAGATGCGTAATAAGCATATTAAAGGCAAACCTTATGACTATCAGTTCTATATGTATTGGCACTATGTATCGAAGCGTTATGGTATTACCAAGTATGATGAGCCTGACTATTGCAAGGCGCTTAATCACTTAGTTCGTAAAGGATGGCAATGATGGATGCATTAGGTGTAGGTCTATTGGTAGGTGCTATGGTGTTGGTATTCATAGCAGTATGGAAAGACTTTGGCTAAGAGAGGAGATCCTCGATTAAGTCGAGACTATAAAAAGTTTAGGCTTGAGGTATTGGCTAGAGATCAATGGTCTTGCTTCTACTGCCAGCAACCGGCAACAACTGTTGATCACATAATTCCAGTTAGTAAAGCGCCTGATCTAGTAGTCAATTATGAGAACGCAGTAGCTTGTTGTGCCAAGTGCAATAGCGCAAAGGGATCACGCAATCAGGGCGTTTTTTTAGGTAGGAAGGCTACCCCCCCTGTCTTTTCTGGCTTCCTCTCTCCGATGCAGTCCAAAGTTCACCAAGACAGTCCGTTTACAGCCAAACCAGTCCAGGATTAACCCGATGGCAGCCAAGAGATCCCAACCGCTACGAGGGGCAACTGAGCCAAGGCTTCACAGTCCTTATCTTAAGGGCAAATCCAAGGTCGATGATGTAATCGAACTCGCCAACCTTATAGAGCTGCCTTTATTGCCTTGGCAGGAGTTCGTGCTGCGGGATATGCTCAGAATTGACGCAAAGGGCAACTGGATTCGCAAAACCAACCTAATTCTGGTTGCAAGACAGAACGGTAAAACTCATCTAACGAGAATGCTTATCCTGGCTCATCTGATCAAGTGGGATAGCCGCAATATCATCATTGCTTCATCTAATCGATCGATGGCACTCGATACCTTTAGGCAAGTGGCCTCAGTATTTGAGAGCAACGTAAATCTAATGACTTTGGTTAAACAGATTAGATACGCAAACGGAACTGAGTCGATCGAGATGAAAGACGGCCGCAGACTTGATGTAGTAGCTGCAACTCGTGACGGCGCTCGCGGTAGATCCGCCGATGCGCTATTCCTTGATGAAATCCGCGAATGGTCAGAAGATGGATACCGAGCAGCGATGCCGGTAACTCGCGCTAGGGCTAATGCGCACACATTCTTAACTTCTAACGCTGGAGATGCCTTTAGCGCAGTACTTAATCAGCTTCGAGAACGAGCCTTAGATAATCCGCCTAAGTCTTTCGGCTTTTACGAGTACAGCGCTCCCCAATACTGCAAGATCGATGATCCTAAAGCCTGGGCGATGGCTAACCCTGCTTTGGGTTATCTCGTGACTAAAGAGACACTCGAGGAGTCAGTTGCTACTTCTCCAATAGAAAATACTCGCACAGAATTGCTCTGCCAATGGATCGACTCCCTAAGCAGTCCTTGGCCTCACGGAATTCTTGAAGAGACTAGCGATAGCAGCTTGCAGATCCCACCTGGCGGATACACAGTCTTTGCATTTGATGTATCACCATCTAGGCGCAATGCTTCTTTAGTTGCCGGTCAATTACTCCCCGATGGACGTATAGGGGTCGGAATCTTGCAAACTTGGGAGTCAGCAGTCTCAGTCGATGATCTTAGAATCGCAGCAGATATAAAAGGATGGGCAGACGAGTATCGGCCGCGCCAAATCTGCTACGACAAGTACGCAACAGCTTCGATTGCTGAAAGATTACAAAATGCTGGCTGCATGATCCAGGATGTATCAGGCCAACAGTTCTATCAGGCTTGCGGGGACTTGCTTGATGGCTTAGTCAATCATCGTGTGGTACACAATGGTCAGGCAAACTTGATCCAGCAAATGAATAACTGCGCAGCTAAGGTAAACGATGCCGCTTGGCGAATAGTTAAGCGAAAGTCTGCGGGAGATATCTCTGCACCTATTTCGCTTGCAATGGTTGTCTCAATGTTGATGAAACCACAACAGGTAGCGGCTATCTACACAGAATAAACTATATGTAGTGTATAATTGCGGTCTATGGGTATCTTCTCGCGTCTTACAGGCGCAACACCAACAGCCAATGTTGAAGCACAATACGCGCCACAGGTTCTTGGTGAGTATTCGCCTTATGCGATGCCGTTCCAATTCGCTTATGTCGGTCGCACAGAAGCACTCGGAGTTCCAGCACTAGCTCGATGCCGCAATCTACTTGCTGGCACTATCGGAACAATCCCGCTAGAACTTTACAAGAGATCGACTGGCGAAGAACTAGGCAAACCGCTATGGCTTGATCAACCTTCTTATCATCAGCCTCGATCAGTCACCATTGCTTACACAGTTGACTCACTTTTATTTTACGGCCAAGCATTTTGGCAAGTTGTTGAGACTTACCAAGAAGATGGTCGACCATCTCGCTTTGAATGGATTGCTAACAGTCGCGTAACTGCAACACTTGATCGCGATAACGTATTTGTAAAGTCTTACGCTATCGATGGCACAACAGTACCGATGGATGGCCTCGGATCTCTTATCACTTTCCAATCATTAAACGATGGCATTCTAAATACAGGAACATCGACCATCCGCGCAGCTCTTGACATTCAGAAAGCCAGCGTTATTGCAGCGGCTACTCCGATGCCTACTGGATACCTAAAGAATACCGGCGCTGATCTTCCACCAGCAGAAGTCCAAGGATTACTTTCAGCCTTTAAGAATGCTCGTCAAAATCGTTCAACTGCCTATCTGACTTCCACTCTCCAGTACGAAACAGTCGGATTTAGCCCTAAAGATATGATGTACAACGAGGCTATTCAGAATCTAGCGACAGAAATTGCTCGCCTTTGCAATGTACCGCCTTACTATGTCTCAGCAGATCAGAACACCACGATGACTTACGCAAACGTCACAGATGAGCGCCGCCAATTCCTCACCCTATCTTTGCAGCCATTTATCTCAGCGATCGAGGATCGCTTATCTATGGATGACATTACAGCTCGTGGCAACATTGTTAAGTTCGATATTGATAGCAATTATCTCCGCACAGACCCACTTGTAGAGTTATCAATCATCCGCGAACTCCTCGATCTCCAGTTAATCACCCAAGAGCAAGCAATGGAAATGACAGACCTAACGCCTACTGGAAGCGAAGGAATGATATGAGCGAAATGCTTACATTCTCGGCAGAACTTACAGCAGATGCAGCAGAGCGAACTATCTCTGGAAAGATCGTGCCTTTTAACGGCGAGGTAGGAAACACTTCCGCCGGTGCTGTTGTCTTTGAACGCGGAGCGATTAACATAGCTGATTCAAGCAAAGTGAAGCTCTTACTAGAGCACGATCCTAAGCAGCCAATCGGCCGCGCTCAATTTTTTAATGAAACAGAAGAAGGAATCTTTGCTTCATTTAAGATTTCTAAATCATCACGCGGCACAGATGCTCTCATCGAAGCCAGCGAAGAACTTCGTACTGGTCTTTCGGTCGGAGTTATGGTCAATGCAGCAAAGCCTAAGAATGGCGTTCTGTATGTATCGAGTGCTGACCTGCTCGAAGTAAGTTTGGTACAAGCAGCGGCATTCAAGTCTGCGGCAGTAACCGATATAGCGGCATCAGAAGATGAAGTCGCTGAACCTACCCAACCAACAGAAAGCGAGACAGCCACCGTGGAAAACACCACTCCAGCAGTCGAAGCAACACCTACAGTTGAGGCTGCCGCAGTTGAAGCTGCTCGCCCTGCTGTAACAGCCATGGCTTACACAAAGCCACGCATTGAAGTAACAGCTGCTAAGTATGCAGAAAACTCAATCCGCGCAGCACTCGGAGACGACGCAGCTCGTCAATGGATCGCAGCCGCAGCAGATACAACAGACAACGCTGGTCTAGTACCAACTCGTCAATTATCTGAAATCATCAACCCACTCGGAACAACAATCCGTCCATCAATCGATGCAATCTCTCGTGGAGTGCTTCCAGATGCCGGTATGACATTTGAGATCCCAAAGATCACAGCAATGCCAACAGTTGCAATCGAGCCAGAAGGCGACGCATTCAGCAACACAGATCAGAACTCAGCGTTCTTATCAGTAACAGTACAGAAGTACGCTGGACAGCAAGTGTTCTCAGTTGAATTGCTAGATCGCACATCTCCAGCATTCTTTGATGAACTCGTTCGCAACATGGCAGCAGCTTACGCAAAGTCAACAAACGCAGCAGTAAACGCAGCGCTAATTGCCGGTGCAACAGTTGATGCAACAACAGTCGCAACATACCCAACAGCAGCAGAACTTCTCGGAATCGTTGGTCGTGGCGCTGCTTCTGTATATGGCGCAACTGCTG